CAAATAATATTAAAAAATAAATTAATATTATTCTTCATAGTTGAATAGATGTTCAAAATGATTAATTTTTGAAATAAAATATAAAATATCTGCATCAATTTTAATTGCTGGACTCCAACTACGTTTCATAATTTCATTATGACTATCAACTATATATTTATAGTATTCATATAAATTCATTTTCAAACTATGTTTAAAGCCTATAAATTTCCAAATCGGCGGATTAAAAGGATAAAATTCGACACTTTGTATTTGTATCTTAATATGTATATAATTAGGTGTATAATAACTAGCGATTAATGAATTAATATCTAATGGAAGATTATTTAAATTATAAATTTTATAATTATGAATAATAATAATATCTAAGTTAATTTCAAACTGATTAAACCCATCAAGAGTTTGTATATTTATTTTGGTTTTAAATACATTACCATTCTCATTTGTTATTCCAAAATATTTTTCAAGAGAACCATGTGAGTTTATAATATTTGTAAAATCATTGACTCTTCTTCCTCTGTTTGATAACGCCATTATATATTTAATTTACATACATATTTTAAACCTGTTTTAAATCAATTTTTTTTAATTAAAATATATTTGTATATATTATGAGAACACGATACGCTAGAAAAGTTAATTCAAAAAGAATTAAAAGACGACGAAATAAAACTTGTAAACGACGATGTAAACGTAAGACTCAAAAAGGAGGATGAGGAGGAATGCCTATAGAACAACCAATATTAGAAGAAAAAAAACAACGAGGTTTACTATTTTAAAATAAATAAATATTATTTCTAGAATGACACTTTCAAATACTTATTTTAATTTGTTAGTTGAAAAAGAAATAAACTATTTATAGGACTATTTATTAGAATAATATAATTTACATATTTTTATTAATTATAACTTTTTTTGCAATATTTCTTATTATTTTTTCATAATTTGTATCTGCTTCTTCTTTTGTTGAACCAGACATTGAATTCATTACAATTTTTAAATATTTATCATTTTGTTTTGAATCAGGATTATTATATTCAGGATAAGTTTTTTGCCATTCACTAATTTGTTTTATATTTTTATTTCCAATTATTTTTATAGCATTTGTTAGTTTAGATTTTTCGGCATCTTCTTTTTGCCATATCCCATTATCTTTTATATATAAAACTTCTCTTTTTGAATCAGAACAATGTATTGGTCTTTTATTAATATCTAACCCTTGTAATCCGTTTAAAAATATATTTGATATTCCTTCCGCATAACCATTGATTGATGTATATTCAAGATCTTGAATTTTAACATTTAATGAATTTATAAAATCTGTTAAGTTTAAAGCATCTTTACATTGTTCATTTAAAAAAAAGTTTAAATTAAATTGGTTATTATTATTTGTATTTGTTGTATTTGTATTGTTAGTAACATATTTACCTTCTTTTGCAATTTCATACATTTTATGGTGTTGTTCATGTAACATTTCTTGTAGCTGTTTATTTTGCTGTATTAATTGTAAAACTAATTCTTTTGTTATAGGTTGGTCATTATTATTTTCACTTTTATGGTTATTATATTTAATGTGATGGTTATATAAACTTTGACGATGTTTATAACTATTTCCACAACTACAAGTGTAATTTGGAGATTTTGGTGGATTGTTGAGGGGATTATTGGGAGGATTATTGACTTTATTTGTAAGTTTTTGATGTTTTATGGTTGCTAAATGTTTATTATAGTCTTTTTTATTACTTGTTGAATAGTCACATATATTACATACAAATGTTGAAGGGATAATTTTGAAAATTGTGGAAGTCATTGTTAGAATTCTCCTAATTATCTCTAAATTGTTTTTACACAAAATAAAAATATTATCGTAACAATTTAAAACGCATATTTTTCATAAATGAAAGCATTCTCGTCACAATCCTAAATTTAACTATCCTTTTTAGAAACTTTATTCAGGTTTTCAAATTTAGACATTTTTAAAAATGTCCATTTTCAAAATCCCAATCGACTTTTTAATTTTTTTGTATATTTTAACATTCATTATTTGGTATATTATTTTGTCATTAAGTATAGTAACAAAATAATAAAATATATTTGTCTAGGTAAAATTAATTTAAAAGTATACTATTTCATACTTGAATAATACAATGTTTAAATTGCGTACCAAACCGACTCAATTTACAAAAGGTAAAACGGAGGATACCCTTTGTGATTTAACTCAAAGATATCTTTTGAATGTAAATGAAAACGAGCATATGACGCACATGAAAATTATAAAAATGTATCTCAAACTGGGGATGAAACCCAATACCCAATATAATATTGATTTAGCAAAAGATGAATATATCCATGATGGATTTATCAACAGCATAAATACATTATGGATAACATATAAATATTAAACAGAACGAATTTTTAATATTGATTTTGTCAAAAGACAATGGTTTAAAACTTCACGGGGTAAACAACACATTTACTGTCAGAATCTCATTGTAGTAATTGTTTCTTTTCTTATACGCACATTTAAAAAAGTTAAAAAATTACACTATTTTTAAACAAAACAATGAAAGGAATGCATTAATTCTTTCTTTTTCTATACGTACTCTTTCTTTGCGTTCTTCGCGCAATTTATCAGTCCTTTTATTTATTTCTAATAATTCTTGGTTTAAACAATTCATTCTTTTTTCATGCTCATCTTTTTTAATTAATTTAAGTAATTGATTATTTAGTTCAATTAACCCTATGTTATAATTTATACGTTCTTCATGCTGTATGCTTATTAAATGTTTACTTAAATCTTGTATATTAGAATATGATTTTTTACATGTATAACATTTAAAATTGTTAGATTGATCTTCTTCCTCTTCTCTAAAACACGCATTTTGTTCATTAAATTTATTCATTATTATTTTATGTTGTATTTTATTTATAACAATAGTATTTCAATTTTATATTTATAATAAATAAATATAAAACACACTAACAAATTTAATATTACACATATAAAGATTGAGTTGTAGCTACAAATTTTAATGTTAGTTGCGGAACTTGTTTTAAGATTGAAAGAAATTCCATATCACCCAATAGTTCGGCAATTTTTTCCATTTCTGCAGTAATGTTATTAATTTTTAGAATTGCTTTAACAAACTCTCCTAAAAAAATATCTTTTTCACTTGAAATTTGCTGTAGAATTAGTTTACAATCGACATCATTTTCACATTCACACCATTTTATAATATAATCAATTAGGTCGAAGTGTATACTATAATCAATGCCAGTTTCAATCATATTTTTAATTTCAATATTACATTGTTGTTGATACATATTATAAATATTTTCTACACATTTTTTAACATTTACATTATTTGACACAGGCAAATAATTTCGTTTTTCTTCTTGAACACAAATATTTGTAAAACAACTTAAAATTCCAACTAATTCTTTTGCTAAAAATTTATGTAATATTTTCTGTTCAATTAGTTCAGCAAAAATTAAACAATGTATTTCTCTTATATGAGTAGCAATACACCCTTTAATTGTTAGTACATATTTTTCATTATCTAATTGTATAAAATTGTTAGTTTCTAATAATTGAATCACTTTAAATACATTTGTATCGATTGTTTTTTCAGAAGAAACTACATTTTCATTTAGTTTATTTAATTCATCTTGTTTTGTATTATATTTTGACACTATATCAACCTCATTATCAATATTTTTATATGTATCTTTAATTTGCTGAATATTTCTTTCTATTTCTTTACGTTTTTTATTTACATTTACCACTTTTTTTTGATTAAGAGTAATATATTCTGTAACTATTTCAATCGGTGTTTTACAGGTTTCAAGAACTAAAGATAGATTATTCATTTCATTTTGTAATTTGCTAATAGAATCATAATATCCTTTGGTAGTTTGTTCAATATCACCTTGTACCATACTTCTTTTAGCGTATTTGGTATAATCAGTTTCTCCAATGTCAATTAAATTTAACAATAAATTATATGATATTTTAAATTTAGATACAAGTACTTGTGGAGTACCTTTCATCATAGGTTTAATAATAGGTTGATTAATACTTTTAAATAAATTTGTAAGATGAATAACATATCCAATAGTATCAATTCCACGTCGTCCTGCTCTTCCAGCCATTTGAGTATATTCGTGTGAATAAAGAGGTCTCATACCCAAACCATCAAATTTATTAAGATCGGTAAATAACACAGTTTTGGTAGGCATATTAATTCCTACAGCAAATGTTTCAGTTGCAAAAAGAAGTTTAATATATCCTTTAGCAAATAATAATTCAACCATTTCTCGTAAAATAGGAATAATTCCGGCGTGATGAATCGCAATTCCTTTTTCAAAAAGTGATACCATTGATAAATATTCTGGTAAATTAAGATATTCTTGATAATTTGGTAATTTTCTAATAATTTGTTCACATTCTCTACGAACAATATATGGAACTTTGGAATCATCTTCAAGTAATGTAATCGTAATTTCTTTGGCGCATTGTTCAAGCGCTTTACGACTTAATACAAAACAAATTGCCGGTAACATATTATTCATAACCATATGTTTAGCAACACTATTAAGAACATGTTGTCGTTTAACATAGTGATTTTTATCTTGAAATGTCTTAATAATTTTATGAATGCGTTGATAATTTATCTCGTTAAAATTACCTCTAGCATCTTGAATAATATGTAATGTGTTTGTAGCTTTCATAATTTCCATTTCTAGTTGTTTATCTTTTAAAATTTTAAAAAATCCTTGTGTGCAAGTTATAAAAGAATAATGTGTTAAAGGAACAACTCTTTCATATGTTGTAGTAAGATAAACTTGTTTTTTATAAGGGGGTTCAGAAGGTTTATCACTAGTTTGTCCTTTCGTTTCGCACCAAAGAGCAAATTTTTCAGGAGAGTCAAGTGTTGCTGATAGCATAACCATTTGAATATGTTGTGGAAGCATCATAATCGTTTCTTCCCAAACCTTTCCTCTATCAATATCATTAATATAGTGAATTTCGTCAAAAATTACACACGCTAATTCATTATTAAAATCCATTTCAAACATAGTTAAACTGTTTGTTTTAACGTCTTTACGATTTTTGGCATAAAGAGTATTCATAAGAATTTCAGTAGTCATAATTAGTACATTTGCTTCAGGATTAGTTTTAATATCGCCTGTTAAAATTCCAAAAGAAATATGAGGAAATTTTTGTGTAAATTCATAGAATTTTTGGTTAGATAATGCTTTGATTGGAGAAGTATAAATAACTTTTTTTCCTTTAGAAGCAAAATATTCAATCGCAAATTCGGCAGGTAAAGTTTTTCCAGAACCAGTATGAGCAGTTATAAGAATATGATTACCTTCAACAATAGATTCAATCGCAAATTTTTGAAAAGAACTCAATTGAAAAGGGTACTTGTCAAAATATTGTGAGTATGTTTCTTCATTATGAGACGGATATGAGTTAGAACAAATTTTAACCATTATATAAACTTACATAATATATACATGTATCTTTAAATTATTTGTTTATCTATTTTATAGATAAATTTATAGTGAAAAATAAAATATTTTTCATTTTGTAAATTATAAAAAAATATTTGTTTATTTTGATTATATTGTAAATCATAGTTCTGTATAAATGTTGAAACTTGTAATAATCCATTATAAATGGATAAATGCCCATTATCATATAAATTATGACAATATCTACACATAAATTCTACAACATTTGTATCATTAATCTCATTATTATTTAATATACATCTTGGTTTTAAATGCGCTGTTTCCAATAAACATAATGGCAATTTTTTATCACAAATAATACATAAATGTTGTTTATTAGTAATTAAATAATTTCTTAATTGTTGTTGTTCTTTTCTTATTTCTTTTAATTCATATTTTCTATGATTTTTATTATATTTTTTATAAAATTTAATAATAATTTTTGAATAATAATACTTATTATCGTTCAATATTACATTTCCTTCTGTTGATAATTCATAAATGTTGTTATGAAAAAAAATAATATTATTTTTAATTAAATTTCTTATTTTTTGTTTTATATAATTTATTTCTACTGATTTATCATATCGAAACTTGATATAATTAAATATATCAATTAGTGTATTTTGTTCTTGTAAAATAAAAGAATTAATAATATAATCTTTCATATTATTAATATTTATAAATTATGTTTAAGTAAACTTATAATGAAACCATAATATTATAACCTCTTTTACCTGATTTACTACCACTTACATCAACGCCTTTACTTTCTTCTTCGGTGTAATTTAATTTTTCAAATTCTACCTTAAAATTTTTCTGCGTTTTTAAGGGGTTTTTACCGTTTATCTTGCACCAAGTTTCATATATATTGTATATATTTTTTATTCCAAATCTTAATTTAGGATTATATGTTTTTTTACAACACGAATTCGTAAATAATAGTACATCATTATTGATTAATGGTTCACTTGAAATATTTGTTTGTATGACATTTTTACTAGGTAAAGGAGCTACTATATTTAATGAAATAATTTCTGGTTTATCTTTATCATACAAATATAACCAACCATCAGGAGTTTTCCAATAATATTTATCAGGTAATCCAGTATAATCTTCTATAAAATTATCCCCATCATCTATATATCCGTGAGCATTTTCTTGTTTAAATTCTTCTTTAAGAACCGAATATTTTACTTTATTGTTATCACTATCAACAATGTATGGAATTTTTTTAATATCATTTGTTTGTTTTGGTAATTCTTTTTCTTTACTAATGTACGATATACATATAGATAACTTATTATTTTCGTCATAACAAGCATGAACTCTTCTGTTATTTTTATTTGTTAATTCACCAAATCTCGTTACATCATTTGATTCTAAATCCTTTTTTTGTATCTTTTGTAATAACCCTCTACAACTTTCAGGATAATAACCTAGATCGGCGTATTTGTTTGATCTCGTGTCAAACCATTTGGTAGTTATATGAGATAATTTTATATTATTTTCTTTAGAAACATCATCAATAATTTTGTTTATTTCTTCAAATGTAAAATGGTCTAATTTACGAAATTCTTGTTTTATTTTATAATTTCCAAATTTATCAATAAATTCATCAATATTCATTTCTTTTATTTCATTAGTACAAATATAATCAGGAAAATTAGTTTCTTTACACCATTCATTTATTTCATCCTCAGTCATATCATCTGAAACAATTAATTTAAACCCATTATTTTTAATGTCAAAATGTTTAATAGGTTTTATATTTTTTCGTTTTTTTGATACATCAATATATTTCATATATTTACCAAACTTAAAATTTCCATTATCTATAATGCTTTCTAACAAATCTTTAATTTCTTCCCAATTTTCACAACTCATTATAAATTTTTCTATTTCTTTTATGAATTTTACATAAAAATTGTGTATTATATCTTGTAATTCAGGCGTAGTCCATAAAGTAAGTTTCATATGTCCATTTTTTAGTTCTAAATCGTTATATTTTCCTTGTAATCTTAATCTTTGTGAAATATCAGTGCAGTTGAATGATGCGTGAGATACAAAATATTGGTCTGTTAAATGTAGTGAATAATTATCATAATCGTCACTTGTAAAAGAATACCCCCTTTCTCCATATTTACCTGTGATTGTTACAATTGTTTTACATAAAATTGGGGTATCACTTTTTTCAAATAAAATTCTTAATAATTTATAGACAAACTTTATATTTAATATTTTAGTGTTTATATCGAAATAGCAATAATTATTAGAAAGTTTTTCAGATTTTTCAGTATCTATAGACGACCCATAAATTCCTCCTAATTGATATAATCTTTGACTTGTTGATGATTGATCTGCGTCCCATTTACTCAAACGTTTAATTTCTGCTTCATAATTTTTTGATAAATATAATCTTAAACATTTTCCGTGATATATAACAATAAACAAATTTGGAAAATCTGTAATTATTTTATATACTAAACTAAATTGATTTGCTCTTATTTTTTCTTCGCTTATTAATAATGAATTATACTTAATTGTTGGTCTTTTAAGTATTTCTGATATTATTTTTTTAATATTAATATTATAATCTTCAACAATATCATAACAAGTTTTTTTTTTGTGATTTTCTGTATCTTGATAATCCCACCAAGAATCAACTAGTGTAGTGTTAAAATTTATAGAATTATTAAATAATCCAAAATAATCATCTGACCTTTTCATTTTATGAACTTTTGATATTTTAATTTGTATATCAGTATGGTCGCTTAATCTAGTTGTTACGTTATATAATAACGAATGTGCTGTGCCTGTAATGTGTAAAGCATATTTCACCTTTTTATATATTTTTGCAAGCAATATTTCACAAGCAGTAGAATCTTTTTTATCATTGTCATTAGTTCTATCATTTGAAGAAGTTGGACTCATTAAATCACTTTCATCAACTAATGTAGTTATATTAACAAGTTCATCGTTGTAATAAATATATTCACTAAATTTTGTATTTATTTTTGCCAATTGAGTATAATTCATTAAACAACAAAATATATCATTTGAATTTATTGCTTCTTTATTACTTAATTTATCAATAATATCATTAGTGTTTATATCTTTTAGTTCTGGAAGTTTGTAATCTTTCCAACTATCAGTTTCCTCAAAATATTCTTGTAGTTCATCATTAAATTCTTCAAATAAAGATTTTATAAATTGAATATTAAAATTGTAATTTTCTGTTCCAACTATATCATCTTGTAATTGTTTTTGGTCTATTGTTAAATTTCTAAAAATATATAAAACTGGTCTTTTTAAAATATGAACGGAAATCCACATGATTATACAAGCTTGAATTCGTTTGCCTAGTTGTATGTCTCCCCATTCTAATTCTATTATTGATTTTTCATTATCTTCTAAATTAAGCGCATTTAATAAATCTTCTTCAAATGAAGGCGAATTAATATTTTTTGGAATATGTTTTAATTTTATTGGGTTGTTTCCCCAATTATGTCTTTCTAAACTTTCTCCATTAATATATCTACATTTATTTAACATTACAGTTAAAATTTTTTCAAGTGGTTTTTTAAATATTTCATTTCTTTTTTTGAAAAACGTATTTATTTTATCTTGTAAATATGGCATTTGTATCATTTATACATTTATATAAAGGCATTTATTTAAATCAATTTTTTAAATAGTAAATAAAATGCCTTAAAAATAAATGCCTACCCAAAATTTAATTAATTATTTATTTAATTCTTTAAATATATAAATAAATGGATTTGTGTAAATATAAAAATATACTAGGAATTCCTAGTCAAGGTCCCCATTCATATAGAATATTTAATATAGCAGTAGTTGATGTAATATTAACTATCATATTAGCGTACATTACATCATACATATATAACATTTCATTTGTAAAAACTAGTATCACTCTTTTTATTTTAGGAATTCTATTACATCGTCTATTTTGCGTAAGAACAACAATAGATAAACTTCTTTTTAATGAATTAAATTAACATAGGATTGAATGATAAATTTAAAATGGTTATTTACGAATTATATTATTTTGATAAGATTGATATAAAATAGTTTGTTATATATAGATAATGATATCTAACAAATATAATTTAATAGAAAAAATAAGTGAAGGTTCATTTGGTAGTGTATTTAAAGCAGAAAATATTAGAACTAAAGAAAATGTGGCAATTAAATTTGAAATAAAAATGGATAATATTAAAAGTTTAAAAAATGAAGCCAAAATTTATCAATACTTAGGTAAA